CAGCATTACGAGTCTTAGGATGCTCATAGACAAGTGATCTGAGTTTGCTTGGTGCAATCAAAGTATCAACTGAACCAAGAAACTCACAGTTATGTGATATTATACTGTTTGAATAATATAAATTATCTTCTCCAACATCCAATAAATCATAAAGATATATTCCCTCCTCCACTATTTCATTATATACAACCCTCTTCCCTTGCAAAAAGTCATCTACTTTAATATTAGATGCTTTTATTTTTTCACTACCAAATGAATGATTTTCTGAACATTTTATTTCTGTTTCATCATCAAAAATTATCCAATGATAAAAAGGCTTATATACTTTTTGAATTCCAGAAAAAGTTTTGAATCCAGTAGGAGTTTTTATTAATGTATTTTTATTGAGTTTAAACATTTTTCCAACACTCCTTTAATATTATTCTTTTTACTCCTTGTGGAGTTAAATTATATTTACTAGCATATTCTTTACAAAATGCCTGAATATAAGACATTTCTCTACCATTTTTCATTATCAATCCAACATTCAATAAACTTGGTTTTTTTTCATATAACAATCTAATTTCTTTTATTTGATCGTCAGAAATTTTTCTAACAAAAACTCTACCTTTTCTAGTATTTTTCATTTTTTCTATTGTTTCTTGAGAGAAACAATTTTTTACTCCTTTATTCCAAGGAATGTTTCCTTTATTTGCACCACCAATTCCTTTTCTATCATACTCATCAAAACCTTCTCCTCCTGGTGATTTGTTCCATCCAGTTTTATATGTATTATGTTTTTTTATATATTCAATTTCTAAATTTTTTGCATTTTCTGCAATATCAGTTTCTTCTATAATTTCAAAAATGTGTTGTGGTTTTATTTTTTTATGATCTCGTTTTCTAGTAGTTGGATCTTTAGTTTGACCAACATATTTAACATTGTCGTTTTCATCTCTGAGAAAGTAGATATAATACATTTTTATTTTTAATCCTATAAACTTACATTCGTTCATAGAGTTCTTCCATAGATACACTTTCTATTTTATCATTTACATTTTTAATCTCTATTTGAGTATCCCCACTCAAACACTCAAATTCAACTTTGAATTGCTGTTCACTAGTGTTAGCAATTGTCTGTGCCTTCCAGGCAGAATCTCTACCAGGAACTTCACTCCAGTGAACATCTGTAAAAATATATTCGTTCTTACCCTTCTCCGCATCGTGCCACATACGGTAGAAATGATTCATACCGTGTGGTGTAGACACAACAATAACTTTGGTATTTTTACCTGCAGTAATCGTTGGATATACCGATGCAAAGAATGAATCTGCAATATGATTTGGAACGAATGCAAATTCGTCCAAGAACAAGATATTGAAAGACATACCACGAACAGCAGATGCCGAAGTGGATGCTGCTAAAATTTTAGATCCGTTCTCTAATTCAAGAGAACCTTTGTTCCAAGAAATAATTCCTTGTTGCATCCACTTTGGAAGATTTTCGTATGCCGTTTGAAGACGATCCAAAAGTTCTCTTGCTGTTGCTGCTTTGTTTGCAAGAATACCTATGTTTACATTATCATTAAATACTGCATAATGAAGAAGATATGATACGACAGTGGTACTCTTACCAGTCTGCCGAGGCATCTTACAAATATTAAATCTATTCTTATGAAATCTTTCAACAAGTTTTTCTTGAAACGGATACATCTTAAATGGTTGTAATCCATAATCCAAAGTCACAATTTTTACATAATTTTTTGCAAAAAATACAGGATCTTCCTTACACTTTATAAATTCAAGAATTTGATCTTCTGTAAATTCAATTGGTGTATTTGCCTTTTTAAGTAAAGGATTACCAAGATAAATGTCAGCACTCATATATTAGTTGCAGTTCCAACGACGAAGTGCTTTATTTATTCTTGAATCTGGATCTCGTGCAGTTTTTGCAGAAGTAAGTTTTGACTTCATTCCTGACATACGACTACAAAAGTTTTTTCTACGTGATGCTCTTTTACCAGTTGGTTTCTTTTCTGTTACTGCTGTCTGAAGATTTGAACCCGGATTTTCCCTGCGATATGCATTCACTGCTTTTTGACTTAACCCATCAGTTTTGTCTTTACGATTTTCTTTCTGCCAATCTTCTTCAATCTCAACTTCTTCACCAATTGTTTTAGAATTGAGTAAATAGTTTTTTGATTTTGAATTTACAACTTGAATCAGTGGCATTCCTGGTTCAATTGTTGAAATTTTATATTGAAGAACTTGAGAACCTGGATAAATTTTTTGTATCTCTGTCGTAACATCTTTCCTGCTGGGCATTCCAATTTGTGGAAAGAACATTCTAATTGAATATGTCTTTCCTCTCCAGTTTAAAATTACAGCAAGAATGTTTCCTGTTTCTGCTTGTAAACGAGTTGACTCATCAATCAATTCACCATCTGGTTCATAAGAATTCTTGAGACCTCTTTGACGTTTATTCCAATCCATATAAGATTCACCCTTACGCAATTTCTTTGGATCTGATTTTGGTTGAGGATGATCTTCACGAGCACGTTGATTTGGTCCAGGACCACCAAGTTTTCTATCTATTTCTGGATCTGGATGCCAATAATCACCTTCATAAACAATCTCTTCATTTTTACTGCTATTTCCCCAGTTTGCGGCACCTACTTTACGACATTTTACAAGTGCTCCTGATGCATATGCAGAAGGCCAGACTTTATACCTTGATTTGACTTTTGTTTTACATACATCTTCCTCTACATACTCTTCTGTTGCAACATTTATTGCCTTACCTTTTCTATCTGGATTTGGATCTTCTCTTCTTTTTCTTCTTGCTGCTGCGTCTTCTTCTTCATCGGACATATTTGCAGCCATTTTTGATGAACCACATTTTGGTTTAGTGGTCTGTCCTGGTTGACGGGCACAAGGAGCACCAGCAAACTTTCCACCAATTTGAGGCCATCCTGGTACTTTTTTTCCAGTTTTTGGATCAGTTCCACTTGATTTTCTAAACCAATCCCTTAAGTCATCATCACCAGACTTTGATGCTTCTTGAAGTTCTCCAAGAATTTTATCAACAAGGTTTTCTTCTTTTAATTTTGGTAGAGCAACTGCTGCTGCCTTTTTCTTTTGAAGTGACACTGCTTTATCTCCAAGTTGTTTTGCTGCATCTGGAGTTAATGCACCAGCACCTGATGACTTTTTAATTTCAAATCCAAGTGTTTTTGCTTCATTTGTTGGAACACAATTTGGAACCATTTTCTTTCCTTTTTTCTTTAACCCTTCTTGTTTATAACCACTCCAACATGCTTCATCCATTTCACCACTATCAATATAATCTGCCGCAGAATCAAGATAATCTGCTGCCTTTGTAATTTTTGATTGGACCCATGCCTCAACATTTCCTTCTCCCTTACTCATTTTTTTCTGAAGTCTCTTAACAGCATTCATAACTGTAGAGAGTTCAGAACGAGCCATAGAATACTCATGGTCTTTCACGGAAACTTTATCCCATGCCTTTTCGCCATAAGAACATTCTGAACGTGTCTCTCTTTTATCACAAAGAGGGCAATACCTTTTTTCCTCCACTTCTTCGTATGCCATACCTCTTTTAGTATGTTTAATTTCTCCCTTTTGTTTTGCAATTAATTTTTTTGAAAGATTGCCAAAATCAACTCCAATTGGATTTTCATCTGGTGTTTTTTTCTTTGGATTGTCATAAACATCAACATCACCATCAGCATCCCGATCAACATACTGAACTGTTGCGTGATGGACCAATTGCTTTAGGTCTATATTGGGATCTAATTGATGTTGTTTACCCTTTAAATGTGGAGTTTTATGAGTAAACTTTTTATATGCGTCCATTTATTGATCAATATCCTTTTTTATATTTATTATGAGTTTTTTTTAACTCTTAAACATTTTCTTCAGTAGATTGTTTTTTTAAAAGTTTTGCCAATTCTGCTGTTGACCCCACAAATAATGCATTTGTGACGTTTGTTGGTCCACGAGGTTGTTTGTCTTCCTCAATATTTTT